CAACTGGATTCAGGCTTACTACCCCAACGCAGCGGAGTTCAAGACGGCAGCGAACCTCCAGGTGCAGGGCGTGCGTGGTGCTTTGCGGCGTGAACTAGTGGGGCGGAAGATTGCCGATCTCTACAAGGAACTGCACCAGTTCGGGCTCCCTGATTGGTTTGATGAAATCTTCCTGGCAAAGATTATTGCAGAGGGGATGGGCGTCGAGGAGGAGAAGGCCGTTCTCACTCCGCAACAGTTCGTGGAGAAGCAGCAACTCAAGGCGGAACAGGCTAAGGCCATGGCCGCAGCCAAACAGGCACCGGAGGACGCATCCAAGGAGAAGGAACGCGCCCACACCTCCAGCCGGGACGCCATGATGGACTCCTTCAAGAGTCTAGTCGGCCAGGACCCCAACAACCCGGTCTTGATCCCGCTCATGGAGAAGATCCTCAAGTTGACCGGAGAGGTTGACCCGAAGGCGACTGCCGCCCTGTCGATCTGGTCCAAGATGATCGCGCAGAACCTCATGGCGCAGGGAGTGGCAACCCAGGAGGAAGCGCAGATCCTAGAGCAGCCAATGAAGGCTGACAACCCCCTGGAACTGGCCCCTGGTGCCCGTAACCCTGAACAGGCTGCACAGGCAGCGCAGACCGGGCAGACGCCCAAGACGCCACCTAACCCCGTGCCGGCCATGCCGACCACACAGCAGATTCCTGGGGGTATGGTATGAGCGAACGCAGCCAATCACTCGCGCAAGACTTCACAGACAAGTATGGCGTTGACTATAATGACGCTAACTTGATTATGGCGGAACCTGCGCTCAATATGTTCAAGCACATGTATTACGGTGTGATTGACGATCTGCGAGAGGAACCCGATCTAGCGGTTGAAGGTCTTCGCCTCCAGGGCAAGGCCCAGGTGCTTTGGGATATTTTGCATATTCCAGAGGAAATTGAAGAAATTCGAAATTCGAGTTGACCCCAACCAAGGGTCGCTGGCATCCCGCCAGTCCCCAGGGGTAAGGAGCAGTAAATGGGTATTCACGGCATGAGGACGAGTGGCACCAAGGCGCGAACCAACGCTCAGTTGGGCGATGACGGTCAGGAGAACCTGGCCAGACTCGCTGCACTGGGAGTCACGGTGAACGACGATGGTTCCATCTCGTCAGACGCTTTCGAGGGAGACGGTTTCATCGGTGAGGAACCCGGAGACGGCACCGAAGTCGATGAACCAACCCCGGCACGACCCGCAGTTGACCGGATTGAAGTGGAGGATGACGTTGTTGCGGATCTTCCCGGTGATGAGCCGGCAGAACGCACCGACCATGCCGCTCCGCGCAAGCCAGGTGAACAGACGGAGGAAGGACTCGCCAAGAGGGAAGCAGACGCCCGTAAGGCCCAGTCGGAGTTGTCCAAGACTCAGGTCAAGGTCAACGCTCAGATGGCTGCGCTGGACAAGCGTATCTCGGACCTGGATGACAAGATCCAGCAGTATGCGGTTCTCCAGGCTACGGCAGGTTCCCTGCCCACCAACCTGAACCCCGCCGACGAGGAGACGGTCAGCCAGTATCGTGAGGACTACCCCGAAGCAGTAGGGGTGATGGAGTCCATCGCTGCGCCTCTGTATGGCGAGATCAGCCGGCTGCGTGAGCAGTTGAACGCAGTGGTCAAGAAGCAGGGAGAATATTTCTCCGATCTGAGGACCAAGGAAGTTTTTGGTGCGATCTACGCGAAGATCCCCAACGCGACTGAGATTGCGGAAAGTCCAGAGTTTCATGCATGGCTGGGCAACATCCGTTCCGACCGGAAGCGTGCGCTCTACGCGGACATCATCAGTAACACCACGAACTACACCACCGAGGATGCCCTGGAGGTCTTTGAGGAATACGCTCAGGCCACTGGGACCAACCTTGGGACGCCGAAGCCCGTGCATCACACGGAGATGGACCGTTCCCCTGCCATGCGCTCTGGTAGCGCACTCCCCGAGGCCCCGGCCCCGAGGCGCAACAACCCAAGCAATGCACTCACGCCGTTCTCAATGGAAGAACTGAGCCATTTCGGTGAACTGATCCGAGAGGCACAGACTCCGCAGGAACGGGACATCCTCAACAAACGACTCCTCCTGTCCCAAAGTGACCTTGAACTCAGCGGTGCCCATCCACGGGAATACCGCTAGTCGCACACAAGGTCGGGACCACAGAAAGGTAACATCATGGCCATCACCCGCACCCCCCGACCCTCCCCCGATACCGGCCTCACCGATGCCGGCAAGACCGCCCTCATCGAGAACGTCGTTGAAGGTCTGACCTTCGACATCCTCCGGCGCGAGTCCATGCTCGGTCGCATCAGCAACACCGAGGCGATGAAGAAGTTGGAGAACTTCGGCGACACCATCACCTTCCGCGTCCTGAATCCTCCCGCGATCAGCGCCTATGTGGTCAACCAGGATCTCGTTCCTGAAACTGTCAGCGGCACGAACTTCACGGTCACGGTGGACAACGCCTTCTACGGCTACCCCACGCTGGACCCCATCGACATCAAGCAGATCAACCTGCCCCTGATGCAGAAGATCGCCCGTATGCTGGCTGATGCCCACGCCGAGAACGAGTACGCGGTTGTGGTCGGTGGCCTCATCACCACGGTCTACGGCGCTTCGCAGATGGCGTATCACGGCCAGACCCCCGGCACGGTTGCCTACAACCCCGCCGTCCCCACGGCTCCCGCCTCCACTGACCGCACGGACGCGAACTACATCATCAAGGCGTTCATCAAGGCGCGGAAGCGGTACAACCAGATGGCGATCCCCAAGAAGGGTCGCTACGTCATGGTCAACTCCGATGTCGAGGAGATCCTCCTCAACAGCGACCAGTTCACCTACCAGATCTCGGGCAACCAGAACGCCAAGGAGATCGAGAATGGCGAGTTCGGCATCAAGGTGGCCGGATTCGACATCATCGTGACCGACGAGATCCCGACCGCCACGCTCTACGGTGGCCAGGCGAACATCGCGCAGTGCGTCATCGGGCACCAGAACGGGCTGGGCTTCATCCGTCAGCTCCAGGAGACGGACGTGAACTTCAAGATGCAGACCAAGTTTGGCCGCGCTTGCCGCCAGCTTGACGTTTTCGGCTACGGGCTCTCCGACAGCCGCCTGATGGGTGCCCTGCCCATCAAGATCGACTAACCAACCCGAGGTCGCCGGGGGGATGGGATTGCCCTGTCCCCCCGGTCCCTCACCCACAGAGGTACTACCATGAACGGAATGACCACTGACTTCATCCAGGAATCGCTGCATACCGTGGCGATCACCTTCCCGCAGAGCAAGGCACCTTCCATGCTCCGCGCCTCCTACGACCCCAAGACCTGGACCAACATCATCCGGGGTGCCCACAGCAGCAGCAACAAGACGCATCCCTATTTCGTCATGGACGATACGGACGAGGGCCAGGCGATCCTGCTGGGCACGAACCCGTCCGATCTGACCAAGGAATCCCTCGTCGGCCTGGAGACGGCCCAGTTGCACGAACTGGCCCGGCGCTACAAGGTCGAGTTCCATCACCGGAACAAGAAGGAAGCCATCGCGTTCAAGATCCTCGCAGCGGTTGCCGAGGGGGTCATTCCTGAAACCGTCAAAGCCGACAGCGGGGAATAGAAGCCATGATCACCTTTGCCCAAATCCAGGATCGCATTGGCTGCATGAGGCCAGACTTGAAGCCGCGTCAGTGGCAGCTTGCGTTCCAGGTTTCGGCAAGGCGTCTGGCAGCGGAGACACTGGGCCTCCAGGAAGTCGCGGAGTTCACGGTGCTGGCCAATTCGGTCTACTGCGCCGTTTACGATGTGGCTGTTGATGGCAAGGAGGCCGTGTATCTCCACAAGGCGGAATACCAGAAGGTCGATGGATCGTGGGAACCGATGCCCCTGATGAACCAGGAAGCACTTGAGGAACTGACGCGCCATGCCTTCAACGCTCCCGGTCTGATGAAGGGGTTCACCAGTGACCAGGGAGCATTCCGTCCAAACCGTCCACCCGCGATCAACACCCAGGTTCGTGCAGTAGTCTCCTATAAGCCAATGGGGGACTTTGACGAGGTTGATTTCGGGCAGGACGTTGAGGACGCTCTCGTAGAGGGTGCCCTCTCCCATCTTTTGCGCTTGCCGGGGCATGACCGTGACCTACAGGGTTCGGAGTTGTCGGAGCGCAGGTTCCTGTCCATGGCGAGTGGACTGAGGGGAACCATACTGATTGGAGACGTTGGCTATCTTCGTGCCTCGTCTCAGCCCAAGAGGATGCATTTCGGTCGCACCATGCAGTCCAACAAGTTGCGTTTCTAGGAGAAAGCCATGAAGAACAAGTTCCTGTATGAAGGCGCTGCTCCCGAAGGCAAGGGCAAGATGCCGGATGTGAAGAAGGCGAAGCCTGTCACCGAGGATATGCAGGAGAAGAAGGCGATGCACCCCAAGAAGTTCAGCAAGAAGGGAAAGTAGAAGCCATGGCGACCAGGAAGATCCTTGTCTTTTCTCACTTCGGAGTGTGTGGTGAGTTGTGCAAGCGTCTCCTGTCGGAAGGGAACCAGGTCAAGTACTACATCAAGGACAAGCCTTCCCGTGACATCAGCAACGGTCTGATCGGGAAGGTTTCGTCCTATGAACCGTGGGTTGACTGGGCCGATCTCATCATCGTGGACGATGCTTGTTTCGGCGAGATGTGTGAGGATCTCCGAGAGCAGGGCAAGGCGGTCGTTGGTCCATGCTGCTACTCGGACAAGATGGAAATGGATCGTGGCTTCGGGCAGCAGGAGTTCAAGAAGGCCGGCATGACGGTTCTGCCCGACTGGACGTTCAAGAGTCTGGACGAGGCGATCAAGTTCGTGCAGAAGAACCCTGGACGGTATGTGGTCAAGCCTGACGGTGTGGCGCAGGACGAGAAGTGCCTTACCTACGTTGGCAAGGCCGAGGACGGTTCGGATGTCATATCCACCCTGGAGAACTACAAGAAGAAGTGGGCTGCGAAGATCAAGTCAGTGCAACTCCAGCAGTTCGCAAAAGGTGTGGAAGTGGCCATCGGGGCATTCTTCAATGGCAAGGAGTTCATCCTCCCGGCTTTCGTGAACTTTGAATACAAGAAGATGATGAACGGAGATGTTGGTCCAAATTGTTACTCCGCAGACACGGAAGTTCTTACCTACGGGGGGTGGAAGTTCTGGCCTGATGTCACTCCTGACGATGAGATTTGCACTCTCCAGGACGGCGAGATCGCCTATGCCCAACCACTTGCGCTAATGGACTATGACTTTGACGGGAGCATGGTCGCATGGTCAAGTCCAACGGTTGATCTGCTGGTGACTCCAAACCACAACATGTATGTCCAGGATGACCACTCCCGAAAGCCATTCTCGTTTGAACGAGCAAGCAGCATCGTCTCGGGGAACAGGAACATCATGCGCGGCGGTGGGGAGTGGAGCGGAGTTGATGATTGCAGCCAACTCCCATCGTTCTACCGTGGGTCGATGTCGGCATGGGCATCCTTAGTAGGTATATACATCGCTGATGGTTACGCGAAAAGCCGATCTATCGTGTTCGGGAATTGCCCGAAGCACAAACAGGATGTGTTCATAGACATAGCCAACAGGGCTGGTTTCAAGGCAAGCATGTATGGAAAAGACCTTTATATCAACTCAAGGGAACTGGCTGTTCACTTCTCGATGTTCGGGAGGGCACACCAGAAGTGCGTCCCCCAATACATCAAGGATGGTTCAAGGCAGACGATCAAGGCGTTCCTCTACGGGTATGGGTCTGGAGATGGGACGCGCAGCACCCCGATGGTCTACACCACGGTATCTACCAAACTGGCTGATGACTTACAAGAATTGGTCTTGAAGTCTGGTGGGTATGCGGCAGTAAAGGTCAGGGACCGAATGGACGAGTCCCATTACATCGGTGATGCGCTGGTCAATGGTAACTACAAAGAGATCAACATCACCGAATGCCGATCCCGCGTCAAGGCTTTGCTTTGCCCCCAGTTCTGCAAGTCGGTCCCATACCACGGGAGGGTGTATTGCGCCACGGTCCCATCCCACATCATGTACGTGAGGCGCAACGGTAAGGCTTCCTGGCAAGGCAACAGCGGTGAGCAAGGCACGTTGGGATTCTGGACGAACCATGGCGAACCACGCCTCTACGACGAGACGCTGGCGAAGATGGTGCCGGCCCTGCGTGCTGCCGACTACCACGGCTACATGGACCTGAACTGCATCGCCACCGAGGATGCCGTCTACCCCTTGGAGGCTACCCCTCGTTTCGGTGTGCCGACGATCTGGCTCCAGATGGACGGTATCAACTCCAAACTGGGTGATTTCTTCGACGCCATGGCGAAGGGCAAGAAGTTCAACCTGGACACGGAATCCGGGTTCCAGTTGTGTGTGGTGGTCAGTGTCCCCCCGTTCCCCTACGAAGACCCCAAGGCGTTTGCCAAGTATTCCGCCGACAAGAGCATCGAGTTCTCCGACCCCAACATCGGCGGGATCTACCTTGCCGATGTGAAGTGCGAGAACGACGAGTGGAAGTTGGCCGGCAACTCTGGCTACGCGGTGATCTGCGTGGGCAAGGGCATGACGATGGAGGAGGCGAAGGAGGAAGCCTACAAGCGCGTCAAGACCATTACCCTGCCTGACATGTCTTACCGGACCGACATCGGTTACAAGTGGCACAAGGACGGCGATCTGCTGCGTAGTTGGGGGTGGCTGTGAATCTTGAGACTCTGCGCGAGGAAGTCAAGGAACTGGTTGGGCCAGGTGCCTACAGCCGTCTCTATAAGGACGAGTGGACCGACGATGGGATCAACTGGGGCTGTGAGCAGATTGCGGTTCTCATGGGCTTGACCAGGACGGACGCGCTGGGGACGGTGAACAACAAGCAAGTCATCATCCCCGAGGACGCCATCAAGGTCGTTGAAGTGATTGTGAGGTAGCCATGGCCAAGGTTCTGCTCGAAAGCACCATAGCGATTGAAGATCTGAAAAGCCCATCGTGGAAGGCCAGAACCGGGGAACCTACGGTATGGATTCAGGCTTCCGGCTACATCATCATGCTCAACGGTCAGCCGGTGTCGAACACGGTCCTGCTGGGCTACATCCAGCGTCCAACGGTCATGGTAAATGACGCGGACCAGCCCGACAACCGCATCCCCTCGTTCTTCCACCAGTATCTCAAGTTCGCTGCTGCGGCTTGGCTGCTGACCCAGGCCGGCCAGGGGCAGGACATGCAGAGGGCTTCGGAATACTTCAACAAGTTCGCTGTCGGGATCGGGGTTGGCCCCATCCCTCTTGCCTCCGTGGATGTGAAGCGATGAACTACGCAGAGATCGTAGAAGCCACGATGGTCCTGCTGGGGGAAACCTCAGAGGGTTCCGGCACCTACGAATCTGACCAGTATGCTCAGGCAATCCAGTGGGCACAGGAACAGGTCGCATCGTTGACGGGAATCACCTACCACGAAGCGATCATCCCTGTGACGGTGCGGACTGAGGTGACTGGCGAGACAGTGAGTGTCGTGGTCATCCCCAGCGATGTCATCAAGGGCATCAGGGTTGAGACTCCGTTCTCCGGTGAACCGCTATACGGGGATACGGTGGACGCGAATATCGACGGTGGCGTTGCAGATAGTTCATACTCGCATATGGTCGATGGTGGGCCAGCACTACCCAACTATGTAACGAGTCTTGATTGCGGAGGAGCGTAATGACCAGCCAGATTGTCAGACTCCAGGTTCGTCACGCTACCGCTGCTGAGTGGAACGCTTCCAACCCTGTCCTGGCGGTTGGCGAGATAGGCTACGAGTCGGACACGAACACCCACAAGATCGGGGACGGTCTTTCGGAGTGGGTGGACCTTCCCTACGAGGGCACTGCACCTGGGGGGACAGTGAACAACTCCCTGGCACTCGGAGGCACGGCTGCTGCGAACTACATCCTGGCCTCACAGATCGGTGCTACTGGGGCGGGAACGCTGTCTGGTTCCAACTTCATCTACGACCGTGGTCCGCTGACGGGGCAGGTTCCGCTCAAGCAGTATGCGATCAACCAGGAACGGACCAGTCTCATGCGTTTCGGAGCGGTCGGCAATGGCGTCACCGATGATGCCCCTGCGCTGCGTGCTGCGGTTGCTGCGCTCCAGGGGACCGGCAAGACCCTCTACGTCCCTGCCGGCGTCTACCGACTCAACAGTGTGGTTTCCGGTGCCGTGGTCACGATCACCAAAGACTTCAAGATGTTCTGCGACAAGGGTGCCTACTTCGTCTACGACACGGGCGTTTCAACGTCGAACGACATCTTCCTCATCGAACCCCCGACCATCCTGGACGGGAGCGGGAACGCAACCATCTACTCGGTCGAAGGCGTGTGGTTTGAGGGGATGTGGTGCTACGAGATGGCCTATGGAGGGGCGATGGGACGGGATGTGATCCGTGTCCACCTGACCACGAACAACGGACTCCGTGGACTCACCGTCGATCAGTGCTTCCTGCGTGCCTCATCCGGTGGGACAGGGCGTGGGATCAATGTGGTGAATGACCCAACCTCGCTCAACAACAACGGTCTGTTCTGCTCGGTCATCGAGCGGAGCCAGATCAGCGGGTTCAAGTTCCAGAACCTCGGGGACTCGGTTTCCGTGAAGGACAACCAGTTCGGGGGCGGTCCCGGTGTCATCGGGATCGAGGGGACCATGCTGCCTTACACCGCTCCGTCCGGTGCGTCGAGCATGTTCCTCATCAAGAACAACAACATCACCAGTCAGGGTGGTGCGATCAAGATCACCAAGGGCCGGAACGTCCATATCAAGAACAACAACATGGAACAGTTGGTGGACCTGACGGGTGGGCATCTGGTGATTCTGGAGAACCTGGACTACGACATCCAGGGCAAGTCGGTGGTCGAGGGCAACAAGATCGAACCGATGGACCCAACCAGCCAGTGCGGGGCCATCCTGCTCAACAACTGCACGGGGACGAGCATCAGGGACAACTACCTGTATGCCTCTGCCGTATCGGGTTCCGGTTCGGTGGCACTGACCATCACCAACGGCAAGTCGATCAAGGTTGAGGACAACCGGATCTACATCAGCGCGGCTTGCACAGGCATCAACATCGACTCCAACTCCAAGAACTGCGAAATCTTCGGGAACGAATACGACCACTACAACACGCTGTTCACGGACGTTGTGGACAACGGGCAGGGGACGAAGGGCGTCATGAAGGCCCTCACCTATGCCAGTGCCAATTGGTTCCGGTATTCCGATGGCACGACCAAGTTGACCTACCTCAAGGACCGTTCCGGCATCGTCCACCTCCAGGGGTGCGTTGCCAGGACTGGTGGTTCGGCTTCCCAGGGGGACAACATCACCATCCTCCCCGTGGGGGCGCGTCCGCTCACGGGCGGTTCCGACGATACCTACATGGGCGGCACGCTGCGATTCATCGCTGCCTACGTCACGGCTGCGACTGGTGCAGCCACACTCCCCATTGGGGTTCGCATTCTGGACTCCGCTTCCGGGTATGACGGTGTGGTAGCTGTTGCCGATGCCACGGCAAGCATCACGAACCTGAGTCTAGACGGGATCACCTTCTTCTCCCCTGATGTCCCCTAGGAGGTTGGCATGGCACTGTATGGATGGACTTGGGTGCAGGACGTGGAGCCAACCACGGGCGTTCTCGCCACACAGGAATGGAGACTCCCCACTTCGGGAGAAATCTACGTCCGCGATGTCTCCAACACTTCCTGGATCTACTTCGGGAACGTGAACAACCGAATGGGTGGCGCGGCGGAAGTGGCCGGCGCGGTCATGACCGGCCCTCTGCTCGATACCCCCAACCTCCCTCCGCTCCAAGACCCTGACTTCCTGGGGACGGTGCGGCAGGGTGGGTTCAATGTGGCGCTCCAGAGGAACCTGGCCGACCTGGAGAAGCGTCTGACTGACCGGATCACGTATCAGGTCCGTGAGCAGTTCCTTTCCCAGTTCCAGCAGAGCGGGACGGCCTCCAACATCGCTGCCTACAGCAAACTCAACTCCGTCACGGAAGCCTCGCTCTCCGTTGGTGCTGGGTTCACGGGGCTGGCGATTGACCTTCCCACGTTCCTTTCGGACGGACTCACCGCCAGGCCATCCCAGTTGCTGTTCTACGGCTGGGCGGTTGAAGGACAGAGATTCGGTGGCACGGGCTGGGCTGACTTCACCGAGGTTGACCCTACTGCGGCCCACTCCGGTTCCTACACTCCTCTGTCCGGGTCCAGGGTTCTCGGCTGGAACCAGGCTGGTCTTGGTGGTTCTGCCCATCAGGTTCTCATTCATACGTGGGCCTTCGCGGTGAGGTAGAAATGCCAAAGACGTTCAGGGTAAGCATCACGGGCGGCATCGACGCTGTGACCGACATCGGCATGGGCGATGGCCGGCATGTTGCCTACATGGAGAACCTGGACGTTCGTGGCGGGAAGGCGAAGCCGTTCAACCTGCCCAGGGTCAATGCGAATGTGGTTGTCCCGGCTGGATCGACCCAGGTCTACGCTTACCGCTCCAGGATTCTGTTCAGCGACAAGCGCCGGGACTACGCGGCTGAGTATGTTGACAGCCGGGAGCGCATCTACTGGACGGAATACGGCGGCAACCCGGAGAAGATGGTCGAGGGGACGGTCGTTCCCCTCGGAACCACGACTCCTGATGTTCCCCCGTCCGCGTCCATCGGAACCTACGTTGCCCCCAACAACATCGTGGTCACAGTCGCCTCTGGCGGGACGCTGGCGAAGGATACGCCAGTCACGTTCCGACTTGCCTACCAGACCGCCTTCGGGGTGCTTCCCCCCAGCGGCATCATCAAGCCAACCATCTCCGCAGACGGTTCCAAGATCACGTTGTCGTGGTCCAACCCGACGATGGACAACCCTGCCACGCAGATCCTGGTGTTCATCGGGAACGTGGGTGGGGATGAGAAGTATCTGGCGACCATCGGGGCGAAGTCTACCTCGTTCATCTACACCACGGTCCAGACGGCTTCTGGTGCGCTGGCATCGACCTACGATCAGGCTTTGTCCTACCAATACTGCACGACCTACGTCCGCAACGTGAACGGTGTGCAGGACGAGAGCGGCCCTTCCGCTCCGACCCCTCCCATCCTGGCGGCAACGTCTCGGCAGATCGACATCAGCCCGTGGGGTGAGGGCATCCTGGACTCCCCCAACACCATCGAGTGGACCCACAATTTCCGATTGGTCGATGGCCAGTACCTCCCAGGTGCGGGTGTTGGTCTGGCCCTGTCGGTGCTTTCGATCACAGAGGAAACCCAGTCTGGTCGGGTTCTCTGCGCCTTCGCCACAGAGTCATACTTCTGCGATGGGGACCGGATTCTCATCACGGGGTTCTCTCCTGACCCGTTTAGTGGCATCCCCGTGGAGATCGAGGTTGAGGCCGACATGGAAGGTTCCTGCTACCTGGTGGTGGGGGAATCGTTCACTCCTCCTGGGGCCGGTTCCGGCACCCTTGCCTATCAGGTCACTTCGGTTGACATCGACTCCATGCAATACAACGCAGAGTCAGGCGTGGTCGAGATCAACACGGTCACAGCGCACACCTTCGGGAGCGAGAAGGTCACGTTCGCCGGGTTCGCGGACAAGAACTGGAGCGGTCAGATCCCGGTGATCCCCGACCCCAACAATGCCAAGAAACTGTTCGTGGAAGGGAAGGCACTCCCCTCGGACACGGTGTTCACAACCTGCACCATCACCCGGAGCAGGACTGCTGTGGCCCTGTCCTCTGCCTACGTTGGCGTTTCCCCCATTCTGGGGGATGTCCTATACTTCGACATGACCACTACGACTGCGGTCAAGGAAGCCCATGCAGTCATCGGTGCGCCTGTTGGCGTGTTCATCGTCAACGCTGCCATCGTCGGGGCCGGCACCACTTCGGGGACCGTCTACTCCTCGGGGTTCTCGTTCGTCCCCAACAACGACTACCTGACGCATCGGAGGATCTACCGTGCTGGCGGGACCACGAACTTCCAACTGGTCAAGGAACTCAAGATGGATGTCCTGTCCTTCCTGGACGCTATCCCTGATTCCGGCCTTGGCGTGGTTCTGCCCACCTTCTACACCGAGAACGATGTGGATGTGCTGGTGCAGCCGGCCCCCTTCGGACTCGCGGGGCTCACGCAGCACTACGGAATGGGTTTCGCCTTTGACCCATCTAGCAACCGTCTGCGGTGGACCATCCCCAACTTTCTGGATGCTTGGCCCCCGGAGTTCTACCGGGACTTTGAATACCGGATTCTGGCCCTGGCATCGTTCAACCAGGCGCTGTGCGTGTTCACCGACAACGGCGTCTACCGCATCGAGGGGACGCAGCCGACCCTGCTCCAGCGGCACATAACCAAAGCTGCTCCGTGCAGGGCTGGCGGTTCGGTCCAGTTCCTCAACAACCGGATCATCTACCTGAGCGACCAGGGGATCATGGCGTTCGACGGGCAGGAATCGGTGTGCCTGACTGACATCAAGATCCCTGGGGACTTCTGGCTGGGGACGAGTCGGTATCTGGACAACTCTGAACCTGGGTGCTACTTGGTCCCATTCACGCAGAATGCAGCCTATGAGCGTCTGCTTGGACCTGATACGCCGGCGATCACGCCGCGCAACCTGATGCCCTACATGGTGCAGCACGCCAACCAGATCGGCATCCGGTCGTTCATCAAGTATGGGAAGTATTTCCTCTACTGGGGCGGGGACTACCCGCAGTACGAGGCGCAGACGATGCTCTGCATTGACTTCTCTGCGGAGGGTGCGCCCATAACCATAATTGGCATCAAGGCGGTTGATGCCTTTGTGGATGAAACCGAGCGTGTGCATATGCTACTTTCGGTTGGGAGCGCATAATGGAATACCCTTCCCCTGCGGATAACAAGGTTGAGACGCTAAGGGCCGCATTCCAGCAGATGGCCCAAGCGATCACCAAGCGCGTTCCGCAGATGGTCCAGCAGCACCTGGCTTCGGTAGCCGGGGTTGGCGGATCTAGTGCCATCAATGTGGGCAGGGTCGGGGACATTGGTGCCACGGGTGCCGCAGGTGCCACTGGCGCTATCGGACCCACCGGAGCAACGGGTCCGATTGGAGTTACTGGCCCGACAGGGGCGACTGGCCCCGGCCTCACGGGGGCGAGCGGGACCATAACCTTCTACGCAGCTACTGCATCCGGTGGCGCGGTTACGTCTTTGAATACGGTGGTCATCACCAACGGCGCAATCACTTCATGGGCACAGACCTGACGAGAGATCCAGTAACCACAACCAAAGGAGCAGCACATGACGGGCAGCAACGAGCGAAGGAAGAAAACACTTGGGGACTACTTGGTGCCTGGTTTGTGTGGGTTGCTTGGGATTGTCATCACGTTTCTGTCCAATGGGGTTCTGAACGCGCTCAAGGATCTTACGACCGAGGTCAGAACCCTTTCCATGCATATGGCGGTAATCGAAACCAATCAGCAGTATGATAAGGAATACCGTGTAAGAAACGACAAAAAGATCGAAAACCTGGAAGAACAATACAAATATATCGTTGACCACGGGATTCCGCCGTATAAGGCATCGCGGAGGTAAGTATGTCGCATTGGCGGTATGGGCAACCTGATGGCCGGATCATCTTCGTTGAGGATGACGGTTCGATGCAGTTGAAAGGAATCGGGTTCGCTGGGAACGACTACAGGCCCGATACCAACAAGACGGGGATCAAAGGCTTCAACAACCCTGGCGCGGAGTTCGTTCAATACATCGGCCCTCTCCCGAAGGGATGGTATACCATCGGCAAGCCGTTCGATCATCCCAAGTTGGGCAAGTTCGTCATGGCCTTGACCCCCGACCCTGAGAACGACATGCGGGGGAGGGATGCCTTCTTCTGCCATGGTGCTAGCCAAGATCCTGCCAAACGGTTGCAGTCGAGTGAAGGGTGCATCTGTGCAGACCGTCCTACCCGAGAGGACATTGCCAACAGCGGGACCAATCGCCTGGAGGTTGTGTGAGCGAATGTATGATCCCATCGACAACCCCTACTCCTACGACTTCTACGGGGTTCTTCTCCCACCTGTTGTCGGGCAATGGCGTCCCTTCCTGGGGGAGAACCTGCTCCATGGTTGCCCTGGGGGTAGCGGCTGTCCAGGAGTTCAGGGACAAGCCGGTTGCCCATATCTCCATGTGGTTGGTCGTTGCCGTGGGTAACTACAGCGCGGCGAAAATCACCGAGATACTGTCGCCAAAGACGGTTCCCCCTGCGGATAGTTGAGTTTGCCCTATACTTCACTTGGGGACTCCCTTGACCCCAATGAGTTGCAGTAAATGAAGTCCAACCCCATGGCGATACCGCCATAAAACCAAGGAGCAAGAAATGGTCAATCCCAAGGTCTTCACCTTCACGGGTGGTTCCTTCACTGGTGCCATCGACGTGAACGGCGTCCTCACCGTCACCTCCCCCAACGCCACGACTCTCGCCGTTGGCGAGGCCCTGGTGGTCACTGCCGGCAACGCGGCGGTTCACCTCCCCGCCGACACGATCATCCAGAGTCAGATCAGCGGTTCGACGGGTGTGGCCGGCACCTACCAGCTTTACAGCCAGTCGGGCATCCCCTTCCAGGTTGTCACCGCCCAGGCGATGACCACGGTCGGTCGCACCACGACCATCATCACCGGCAACAGCCAGATGGTCGGTCTGCGTCACCCCAACAAGACCGTTCAGGTCTACGGTTCCACCAACGCCACGGCTACGGTCAGCGTTCAGGGCTCCCTGGACGGCGTGAACTTCACCACGCTCAACACGACTTCCGCCACCGCCGCCACCGCCGCGATCACGCCATCGGCCCCCACGGCGGTCATGGTCCTCGAAGATGACTTCCCGATCTACCGGCTGAACGTGAGCGCCATCAGCGGAACCGCTGCCGCTGTCGGCGGCGCTGTCGCTTGCACCAGGCACGACTAGCCGTTTCACGCACCACCACGGGGGGCTTCGGCCCCCCAACCATCAAGAGGTCACATGATTCTGGCTTCCATCACGCTCTCCTCCAACCGCTCCAAGGTCATCGGCGATGCCCTTCGGAGTGTGTGTGGATGGACTGATCGGTGCATCATCGTGGACCTTGGAGTTACGGATGACACGCTGGAGGTCGCACGGAGCATCGTGGGCGACCGGCTGCATGTTGTCCCCTACGACTGCTCCCATGAAGTTGGCGCAACAGGAGCGAGGAACTTCGGGCTGGCGGAAGCGGAACGTCTTGGCGCGGACTGGGCCATCACCCTGGACACCGATGAGCGCATGAACTTCGATGGCATTGACATCAAGGGTATGCTGTCGGATCTGGATGGTGTAGTCCTGGTCCCCCATGATTCCGGCATGTATAGCAAAGAGCGGTTCTTCAAGCTCCCGCTGGCCGATGTTTTTGTCGGGGGAGTGCATGAGTGCGTCCTGCCCAAGAACGGCAAGCAGGTTCTCGTCCAGGGGATCTCGTTCTCGGAACTGGAGAAGTCTCCCGAGGAGTTGAAGCACAAGTTGGAGTGGCTGGTTGATTCTCTGAGCAAGGATGTCGCAGACAACCCCACTCATCCACGGTCCTGGTATTACCTTGGGGACTCCCACGCTGCGCTTGAGCATTGGGCCGAAGCGGCAGAGGCATTCAAGCGCTGTGCTGATCTGAACGGTTGGGACGAGGAATCGGCCTGGTCGTGCTTCCGCCTTGCGGTGTGCCTTGAGCGCATGGGCAAGGGCCATGAAGCCATCGCTGCGTGTGCCCTGGGACTGACGAAGCACAGTGGCATCGCAGAACTGTGCTGGTTCGCTGGCGAGGTTTCGGTTCGCATGGGGATGGCCGATAAGGCAATCTACTGGGCTCGGCTGGCTGTCGCCAATGGCATCAACGATGGGGAGCGGCACTTCCTGCGCCCAAGGATCGGGTTCAGGTATCCGGTCGGTCTGAGGGAAGGTCCGTATGACCTGATGGCCAGGGCGTATGGTGTGATGGGAATGAAGGAAGAAGCAATGAAGGCCAATGAGTTCGTCCAGCAACTTCAAGGAGGTGTCCATGTCTAGCGTTTCCCCTGCCAATGCCATCGAGCGAAAGACCACGACCGTCCCTGCCGGTGGCGCAGATACTCTCATCGATGTGGGGACCATCCTCAAAATCGATGCCATCTTGATCGAAGCGTGCCCAGTTGACTGCTTCTTTAAGTTCGGGTCCACAGGAGCGAGTTCGGTTCCCGTTTCGGCTGGGGAAGCGCGGAACGACCTGTATTTCCCCGCCATCTACGCACACAGCACCACGGGCGGTTCCGTGGTCACTGAAACCCACGGGAGGATCTGATGTCTTTCGCCTTCAACATGTCGGGTATCAACACCATCGTCGGTGCTACGGGTGCTACTGGCCCAACCGGCGCTACCGGTCCCATCGGGATCACTGGACCGACTGGACCCACTGGCCCTACGGGTGCCACCGGTCCTGCTGATGTACACTCCATCAAAGACAACGTGGCCACGATACAGACGTTGATTGGACCCATTGGCACAACGGGTGTCCAGTTCCATAACGGAGCATCGGTTGTTGGGTCGCCTATCACCGCTCCCATCATGTTGGATACGGTCCCCGCCCCTACTGCCGGTTCCAGCCTCGCTGATGTCATCGTCTGGTGCATGGGCATCGATACTGCTGGGCGTCAAGGCGGGATCATCCAGGACGTATAGTGGTAATTCGTCTCCCCGTCTGGACCCACACAAAGGGATGGTCCTGCACACTGGCACCTCACCTTGAGGTGCTTGGGCCGTTCGCGGACAGGCAGACGAGGGACCATGAGGACCGGCATGAGTGGCAGATGACCGTCATCGGAACACTGCGCTACTGGTGGCTGTACCTCACCAACTACCCTGGGTTCCGCCTGTGGTCCGAAGCCGATGCCTTCCAGGACGAGATGCACAAGTCTGTCCCCGAGTGCGGTTGGGATGAGCAGATCGTGGCGTTCTCCAAGGATCTGGTCAAGTTCCCCTACTACGCTGCGCCCACGGTCGGTCTTGCTGAATCGCACCTTCGCTTGCATCTGAAAGAGGTCCAGGAATGGCACTCGTAGACCCGTATGAGGCGTATCTAGCGGCAGGGGCAGCGTTTGAGCGTATGCCAGCCGTGGGCACGCCTCAGACCGTCTACGGCACCTTCAACGAGGACCGGCGTCAGATGATGTCCTTCGTGGACACGGGCATCGTGTTCTGCGGAGATCCGTCCCTGCTCAAGTATTTCTACCGGGTTCGCTTTGGCGGTTCCGGCAAAATCTACGTTCGTGCGCTCGTTGACAACACGGAGGTCAAGCGAGGATACGTGACGCTTTCGGAAGATCCCAACCAGGCTTCCGTGTTCCATCTCCCCCGTGGGTGTGCTGGGTATGGGCTGCGCCTCCAGTTGGCCGGCATCGCGTGGTGGCGCTACTACGAAATCGAGTGGGATGCCGTGGCGAGGCAAGCATGATTACCTCTCTGGTTTCCTCCTCTGGCTACGGGGTGGACGAGTTCACCCAGGAGGAACTGCGCGAGATCGTCTACTCCGGTGAGGAGTGGCTTCGGGACCGGCCCCAGGTGGAATTGCCGGTTGAGCATTATTTCGCAGATGGGCTTTATATGCGGAAAATCCTCATCCCCAAGGGTGTTGCGCTCACGGGTCGCATCCACAAGCAGAATGACTTGCAGATCCTTTTCTACGGGGACATCGAGATCCTGACCGAGCATGGGTTGAAGCGGTTCACGGGGAACGCCTCGTTCACTTCCAAGGCAGGGGTGAAGCCGTTCGCGCTGGCCCATGAGGACACGCTTTGGGCAACGGTCCACCACACTCATCTGACTGACCTGGACGAGATCGAGAGGGAACTGTTTTCCCAGGATGAGAGTCCTGAATTTGACTTCGCAACGGGTAAAGTGATTCAGGAGGTGCTTGTATGTCAGCCGCAATAACCGCAGCCATCGGGGTTGGGACGAGCATCTACTCCGGGATCAAGCAGGGGAAGGCACATGACGCAGCTAACGGTCGTGCAGAGGCTTCGCTGGCCGCAAACATGGGTGTTGCCAATGAACTCAAGGCGCGGGATGCGCGTCTGGTCGATCCGGTCATCGAGAAGCAACTGGCGGAACTCCAGTCGAGCAAGATCACCGCTGCTGGGCAGATGGGCCTTGACCGCTTCAACGCTGAGATGGGCAATGCGGATCGGACCATCGCGGAACAGGCACCGATGGCTGGTGAGGGCGTCACGGGCGGTAGGCAGTTGACGCAGCAGTTCCGCAGGGCTCAGGGCATCGCTGGGATCAACCTGGAGGACCGTGCCAAGAAGGAAACGCAGTTGCCGGGGATGCTCTCGATTGCGAGTCGGACGCCAGCGTGGGTTGGGATCGCCACGGGTGCGAACACGCAGATGGCAGGGTTCCAGGAGAATCTGGCGAATCAGGCTGGTCAGGCACAGCAGAGCGCGTATGGCGCAGCGGCCCAGGGCATGATGGGGTTGGCCAAGCTGTATGCGGACGGAGCAGAACCGCAGACAAGCACCACCCCGCTTCCAGAAGTGACGAGCAACGTGAACCTTGTCCCGGCCAACCCATCTGTCCCTAACCGGAACCCCAGTTACGTTGACTTGGGCATGACCCCCGGTGTCGCCAATACGGGGATGGTGGGTTCGTCCTACTTCCAAGACCCTAACTACAACCAATTTGGAAGATTCTCGTCTCAGGACAGGGGGAGGTAGACATGGCTATCGGGCTTGCACAGGGGATCGGTCAGGCGCTCGTTGCGGGTGCCAACCAGTATGCACAGAGCAAACTGGAGAAGGAAGCCAGGGACCAGCAGGATGCCGACCGTCTGAGGGCGCAGGGTATCCAGGATGTGCGTCTCGGACGCGAAACCCAGGCATGGGACCAGGCGCAGCAGGATCGTCAGGCTGAGAACCTTGCTCTGGCCGGCCAAGCCGACATGCTTGCGAACGACGAGAACCCCGTCTACCAGACCTACATGCACTACCAGCAGGTTCAGAACCCTCCTCCCGCAGCCGTGACTACCCCCGACCCAACCGCAAAGCCGGCGGGGGGGATAGGTCCGACCATGCCTACCGACATCGCTACCTCGCGGGGTATGGTTCAGCCGCAGGTTGCCGCTCCGGTCAACGGACTGCCCACTGTGGTTGCTGGTGCCCCACAGGGCCTTGCCAAGATCCCCGCCAGCACTCCCGCGCCATCGGCGCAGGCTAACGCTCCTACGGCCCCCCAGGGTCCGCCCAGGGTCGCCCCCGCTGGGTGGAAGTCTGGTGATTCAGAGGTGGATGCACTGAACGACAAATACCAGAAGGTCCACGACCAGACGCGCCAGGATCTCGCCAAGATCAGGGAGAAGGCTGGCGGCGATGTAGACAAATACAACGCCATGACTGCTGCTTACATGAGGATGAAGAAGCCTGAGATCGACAAGGTTGATGGGGAACTTTCAGACTACAACAAGAAAATGCAGCAGAAGGTTCTGGCCGACGAAGCCTACTCCAAGATGAAGGCGCTCTACTTCGGTAGTGATGCAGACATGGCCAAGTCTTTCGGGGCTGGGACCAGGCGTTCCATTGACCCACTCACCCATGTCCAGGGGATCACTCTGGCCAACGGCACCTTCCTCCCGTTGCAGACGGCTACGGTGATGGGTCTGATGGGCATGGGGCTGGCCGACCACAAGGATCTGTCCAAGGCACTGGAAACCGATGGCAGTAACTTCACGAAGGCCATGGAGAAGAAAGAGCAGATCGCCAGCAACGAGAAGATCGCGGGGATGCAATCTGCTGCGGCCATGTATCGCACCGACCATCCTTCCGGCGACAAGATCACGCAGAGGGCCGAAGCGGCAGAAGCCAACCACTTGGCTATGTATCCTGGAGATTTCAAGGGTGCCAGGGAAGCAAAGCAGAAGGTCATCCTCGGGGAGAAGTCTGACTCTGATGCCAAGGTGTTTGAGGGAGCCTCCAAGGCTGCGGCAAGAGCGATTGCTCCTTGGTTCAACAGCCAGACCAAGCAGTGGGAGGACAGTTTCACCCCACAGATGGCATTGGGTATGTACCAGTCGATGGCAAGGAGAAAGGACATCGGCATCCAGACTGCCAACAACATCAAACTCAGCCTGCCCCCAGGGCACCAGAAGTTCATCAACGATGCCATTGCGGAAGCGGCCAAGGTCCAGGCGGCGAAACCTGCCCCTGCACCCGCTGCGCCAACCCCGAGTGCGCCGGAACCGGTAGCGAAACCTACTGCGAAACAGGGCACACCCACTGCCCCTCCTGTATCATTGCTCACAGAGGGCCAAGATACCCCCTTCAAGAACGGCCAAGTGTGGTCCCTTCGGAACGGAAAACCAGTTCGCGTGAAGTGAGGATGTAATGGCGGAACCTAACCCTTGGCAGGTCGCAGGACCATCAACCCCATCCAAAGTGGAAGATCCGTGGGCGGTTGCTGGGCCGTCTGTCCCCAGCCAGCAGCCAACCGCCCCTGCCCCAAGACCAACGGTGTCTGCCGTCGAACCAGGTAGCCCAACGACGATGCCCCGGTTCGCTGGATCAACTCCCGCCCCTTCCGCTCCCCTGCCCAGGGGAACGTATGACCCTGGCACTCCTGACCTCACCGCTGAAACAGAGGGTGCTGCGACCACGGGGAAGGGCATCACCGGATCTCCGCGTGACATCGCTACCCTCCCTGAGAGGTTTTACCAAGGGTTGGTTCACAAACCAGCCGCAACCATTGGTAGAGGTCTGCGTCTGCGCGGAACCCTCATCAACAAGTTGGGGGAAACCCATCCGGTCCTGGCGGGGCTCATCCAGAACAGGGTGAGTCCGTTCACCTCTGCGGACCAGGACATCGCTACCGGCGAGGACGTTGAGGATCGGAATGTTGCGTGGCAGAAGGGCCAGGACAATTTCCTGCGCGAGAAGTTGGGGGTCAACCCCGAATCTACCATCGGTAAGACTGCGGGATTCGGCGGGGACATTGGTGCCGGTGTGGTCAAGGCCGGTGGTCTTGGAGTATTGGCTATCCCTGCATTCGCGGCGGAAGGCGCTGTGGACAAGGCTGTGTCAGAGATAGACAAGGGCACTTCACTCGGGAAGGCCGTTGCCGCTGGCACCATGTCGGGTCTTGCCGCAGCTACGATCATGAAGATGGCCGGCGGCAACGCGAAGCAAGCCGATGCGCTCTACTCGTCATTCACGAAACTCATCGCCAGGAAGGCTACGGCTGGCGTGGGGATGGGCGTCATCTTCGGCACGACCGACTCTGCCATTGACCGCTACGTTCTTGGCAAGGATGTGACCTTGGAGGAGTGGGGCAGCACGGTCCTGGAATCCATCAAGACCATGCTTGGGTATGAACTGGCTGGCGGCATAGCCCCGGCACGGTTGATGATGCGGAGCAGAGAGTTCACCAAGGAGTATGCGACTCCTGGGGACGCCAAGGCTGCGCTGGCACCCAAGTTGATTGAGGCGACCAGGCGGTTGGCGGTGGCTTCGGACAAGGATACCCCTGCCATCGCTGGAGAAGTTGACCGTCTCAAGGGGAAGATGGCGGCGATCATGTATGCCGAGAAGGCCGGCATCCCCTTCAAGGGCAAGACGGAAACCAAAGGCGGCAAGGACATCAACGATGCCATGGCTGTAGTCGAAGCCGCGAAGAAGTTGGCCGAAGAAAAGAAGAAGGCAAAGAAAACCAAGGGGGTGGATGGTGCCATACCGGAGCAAGGCGCAAATGCGGAAGTTCCACGCGATGGCGAAGTCGGGGGAAATCTCCCCGAAAGTGGTCAAGGAGTGGGACAAGGCATCGAAGGGCAAGCGCCTTCCCGAGAAGGTGAAGCCCAAACCCAGCCGAGGAAAGAACCGGAAGTAGCAACGCAACTGCAGCTTGATCCTGATCTCCAGCAGCAGACCGAGATCAACCAGCCCATTTTCGAGGAGGCTGTCCAACGGGCGAACGAACTTGAGTCGAATCGTGAAGCGGTCGTTCAGCAGTATCAAGCCGAGGAACGGAAGGTTCTGGAAGCCAACGGTGTGACCAAGGGCCTGGAGAAGAAGTCCAGGCGCAAGGCAGAGGCGCGGGTTGACGCGGAACTGGCCGAGGTCAAGGACACCCAGGACGAACTGATGAAGCAGTTCGTGGAGGCCCAGGCGGAACAGAATCGTCGCAACAACCCCGAGGTAGCGGGTCGTGCGCGTCTTGCCGAGTTGGAACGGCAGAGGCCAAAGCCCACTGCGCCGATTGCCAACCCCATGGAAACGCCAGCACTCCAAACCGTTACTACCAACCCGGATGCTGCCTCGGCGGTTACGGAAGCACAGCCTGAACCTGCGGGGCTGCCAAGCGTAGCACCCGTTACGGAACCGTCTCCCCAGGCGGTCCCAGCACCCGTTGAACCGGCCCCTGCTCCGGTTGTGCCCAAGCCGGTCGCCCCTGTCCCGCCTCCACCGGAAGCACCTTCCCCGACTCTCCCGAAGGATCTGCGTGGGGCCAAGCCTCGGTTTAACGCCGGCGTGGTCGGGCACTCCCCGGTGTTTGAGCGCGATGTGGACAAGGCACTGTTCATCGTCTCCCAGGACAAGCCCAGCAAGTCGGATGCGAAGTACATGGACTGGCTCAAGAAGCAGTTCCCCGGCAGGACGGAAGCGTGGATTCGCGCCCGTGGGCAGGAGGTTCGTGCCGAGATCAAGGCGCTTACTAAGGGCAAGAAGCAGGGTGGAGACATCAACATCCCCGACCAGGGGCACATGTCCGACAGGACCGAAGCACCGAAACCCAAGAGTGCTGAACCTACCGCACAGGAACCTACTCCGAAGTCGGTTGAGGACATCCCCAACCAGATGGACCAGGAAGCGGAGACTCCCGCTCCGAAGCCAGCGGCAGAATCCAAGCCCCCCGTGGTTGAACCAGCGAAGCCTGAACCCACCAAGCCTGAACCTAAGCAGGTTCACGACGAAACGCTCCAGCCCACGGTGGACCATCAGGTTCCCGAGGCACTGCGGCATGTCGAAGGTCTGCGGGTGAACGGGGAAGTGTTCACCATCCCCGTGGCTAAACTCCGTGCTGCGCCCAAGCGGTTCCAGTTTCGCGTCACCAACTCCAACACCGGTATCGCGCAGATCGATCCCAAGAGTGGGGAGTCCGGTTCGACTTCCGGGGCGAAGCATTGGAATGATCGACTGGCGAAGTTCCTGGATGTGTGGCTCGATCCTGCCGATGGTGAAGTCTATGTGGTCAATGGCCACAACCGCAGATCCCTCGCCATCAAGTTGGGGGAGAAGGATCTCAACGTCAGGTTCATCAAGGCTGACACGGCAGAGGAAGCGAAGGCTATCGGGGCATACATCAATATGTCCGAGGGGTCGGGAACGGCCATGGACGCGGCCCACTACATCAGACATACGGGGGCTACCTTTGAGTCCCTTGAGGCAGATGGGCTCCCAATGGACAAGCCGATGATCCGTGACGGTCTGGCCCTCGCCAAACTGTCGGATGAGATGTTTGAGGAAGCCGGCAGGAGCAAGGACCATGAGCGCCTGGCTATCGAGGTTGGTCGGGCGAAACTCAACGAGAAGCAGCAAGCCATCGCCCTGGCTGAGATGCGGAAGAAGGATGCCGACTCGATCAATACGACCGACTGGAAGGACAAACTGGGACGTATCAAGGCCGCAACCGTGTCCAGCGGTGAAGTGAACATGTTCGGGGAGGAGGAACTGGTT